CTTGGTATGCTCAATAAGGAGGTGTTACTATGGGATTCAAGAATAGTGGATTTCCTGATTTCAGATTCAACCCTTTAGGATTCAGAACTACAGGACCATTAAGATACTTGATTAGAAACTGTGGTCTTGAGTCTTATTCTAAAGGTGTAACAGACGGTGTATTAATAGATAAAGTAGGTAAAACAGGTACAGAATCATCTAGAGAAGCAGTACAAGGTAGGACTATATTGGGTGATGGAAGTACTTATTTAGATACTACTATTGTACCTAATCAGAATACTATACTGAGGGTATGGGGGAATTTTAATAGTTTGACAGGTGGGCAACGATTTGGAACGAGAGTTAGTACTACTAGTAATATGTATTTCTTTGGTATATCAGCAACCATAGAATGGCAGTTCGGATGGGAAAATGTTGGTGCGTTTGCAGTAGCAGCCGACACGGATTTTCATAAATTCGAAATAAATGGTGGCAAATTTCTTATAGATGATGCTGTTGTATATGATTTTTCATCAACACCACTAACATCGATAATAACTACTTTAGATATTTTAGGTTTAAATCAAAACGGAAGCCATGTTAATCAATGTGACTTCGACCTAGACAAAGCTGAAATAGTACACAACGGCATAACTTACACCCTAGACATCAACCCTGACAACAACGAATACGCGTTAATCCCTGATGATAATTCACCTCAGATAGATGTACAACAATTCTTAGCACCAGCAACACCTACTGAGATTAACATTACTAACGAGGATATACGAGACTTGTATGGGTATACCGTAGCAACAGGAGCAGGAAATCAATTGTGGGACGAAATATTCTTAGAAGGTTTTAGAGACCCATCAACAGGTAATTTTAGTAGCGATTCTAATTATAGATGTACTAATTTGTTGTATATCATTCCAAACGAAGACTATATTTTTTCCGGAATAAGCAATTCACAATTGACGTGGATTTCATTCTACGACAAAGATAAAAATTATATAGAAAAAAGCACAATCGCTTCTAGAACTGAATATTCATTTACAGCATCATCTAATTATTCTTATGTAAGTTTATCATATAATTCAGGAATAAACCCTGGATTGATAGGTGATTTGATGTTAAATAAAGGAAATGTAGCGTTGCCATACGAAGCGTACCAAGGTTACACTAGAGACTTAGCAGGATTATTACCTTATTCGCAAGGTTACAAGATTCCTAACTACTATAACGGTCTATCGGTAGGTTATCTATCAGGAGAACATTTTAGAGGTACTTATACAGGTAGAGTTAGATATAACTTTAGCTTAGTAGGAGATGTACTAAAACTAGACGATTTATACAACGGTATATTTATAGCTGATACAACTGAAATTTTACATGTTGCTGCAACTGGTGCATTAAAAACATTAAGTTACTCAACTGTAGCAGAAATAACAAACGATCAACTGTTCGTTAATGATACAGATAACAAAGTAGGATTCACAGAAGAATCATTAACAGGTGATTGTTTAGCAGATATGAAGAAATTAACTAATACTACTTAAAAGGAGGTGAACTAATGGCAAGTATGGACAATGATTGGAAACAGAAAATGCTCGTTGCCCTTGGTTATCAGAATCCTAAGATAGTCAACGGCAAGCCACAAGGAACAATATTCGGTGCTGATATGGTAACAGCTACAGAAAACCCAGCAATCTCTTCTAAATGGGATATGGGTATACCTTTAAAAGCACTAGAAACAGATATAACAGGTTCTGCTTATGTACAATGTACTTTGACTGAGGAAACAATAGAAATCGGTTCGGGTACTGATGCAAACGCAGAGATTAAACTATGGTCCACACAACGTATCAGATATGAACCAGGTGCACCTTTGTATGAAAAGTTTACTTTAGCATTACCTGAACTGGCAGATTCAAACGGAGATTACACAGTAGCTGCTGGATTGTACGATACAGACAATGGATTACTATGGGCGCAACGTAGAGTATCAGATGTTATAGAATACGGTTTGATAGTAGTAAGAGATGCCGTAGAAACATTCTTTCCGGCTAATGGTGATGATTTTCCTGAAGGACAAGATCCTAACAACCTTAATATTTATAGAATAGACTCGGGTTATTTAGGAATAGCACCTACTAGAGTATACGTATACAACACAACTAAAAAGATATGGATATTGATTCACGAACAAATTTACGAACAAAGAATAACTAATGTTAAAACTCCTGATTTACCTATAGGAACGTTTGTAAGAAATGAAGGAAATACAACAGACATTAAAATACTTAACGGTTCAATTCAAGCTGGAACTATAAACGGTAGACAGGAAGAAGACCCAAGCGCAAGAACTAAAACTTATAGATTAACTCAAACTATACCAACTTCACCAGTAGATGAATTAATAGTAGCTTTCCAAAGTCCGATTACTGTTACCATGTATGACAAATTAGATGTAACTGCAGTACCTAGAACTAGAGTGTACACAAGCACAATAGCTAGTAAATTAGTAGATGTTCAAGGTGTATTAGAAGGTCAAAACAAAATAGGAACTGTAGATTTATATTTGATTAGTAACGATGATGTAACTAGTGGTACTTTTACACCTATTGAGTTGGGTTATTCTACATTACAAGTATCAGATGATGCAGTGGTTGATTTAACTAACGCAGAACTATTAGAATCATTTCCTTTCGGTTCTGTAACTAACATAGATTTAATCAGGATAGACACATTAGACTTGTTGTTCCCAGGACAAACAGCAGTATTTGTTGTTAATTCTGCATCAGTATCATTTGATATAACATGGAAAATCAAGTATCAAGACAGATTTTAGGAGGTAGGCATGTGTAAAAAAGGCGATATGGACCATAACAAAGCAACGATAATCGAAACAGACCCTACTTTCTTTAAATATATGTGTTTTGAATGTGGTGATGTTTGGATTAAGTTCAAAGAAAGACAAGTTAGAACTACTAAGAAGAAGAAAAAGAGGTGAATATGTTAGTACAAGATATAATGAACAAAGTATTAGCTATGATCGATAATTACACCGATGATGGTGTAGTTGTCTCAGAAGCTGAAAACATAGACATTGAGAAAAAGGTTATATTATTTACTGATATGGCACAAAAAGAAATGTGGAAATACAGTAAAAACACGAAACAAATTGAAATCACTAACAAACAACCTGAGAATAGATTAGGATTACTTTCTAACTTTGATTTAGTAGACTTTGAAGGAGAAACACAATATTATCCTAACGAAGCTGGGGTTGATAATGTACAAGGGTACTCAATTCAAGTAACTGGAGATTGTACTATAACATATCAAGAAAGAGTAGCCGGAACATGGACGGATTTAGTTGTATTAACACCTACTTCTATATCGACGTTAACGACCTATAAAGGGGTTTTAAGTGTTTCTAATACTACTAATCCAGTTAGACTTAAAATAGACGGTACAACCCATTTCTTGCACCAAAACAGGGCATTATGGAAGTTTTTATACCAAGCTGACAAAGTACCTACTTATGAACCTTGGGTTCGGTACATTTTACCTGATGATTTTAACGCTGTAGATATGGTAGTAGAAGAATTTGCAGTAAGACAATACGCACCGTCAAACAATTACAAGTTAGAGAACTTTAACGAGTTTTATTTTAACTTTTACTTCGAAGGTTCAATCAGAATTACTTATAAACCTGTGCCAGCTACAATAACTGCTTTATCTGATACAGTACAAATAGATGAAGTATTAGCACAAAATGTAGTATATGATATTTGTTCTAAGATAGGTTTCTATGAGAATCCTGATTTGGTAAACTGGGCCGAGGGAAGAAGATTAGAAAGCAAACAAGAAGCTGCAACCGATGAACCGTTAAGCGCAGAAATTATAGTAGATTATTATGGAGGTTAATTATGGCAAAAGCAAGTTTTCAGAAACCACCTGATCCTATAGAAATCGATACATTTCTAGGTCTTAATGAATCGGTAGGTAACACTCAGATCAAACTAGGTGAATTTAGTTTCCTAGAAAATTATAGAATCACTAAGAATAACAAACCTCAGAAAAGACCTGGACATCATACTTTTGTTAATTTTACAACAACTGCAGATGTTCAAGGTGTATGGGAAGGTACTATCTCAGCTAAAAACATTATGTTAATTTGCTGGGATGGAGATATATACGAATATGATATGTCAATAGACACAGATACAGTTGATATAGCAGACTTAATCACAGAAGCAACGGTTACTATTGTAGGATCGATAACAGACGCTAGAACTGATATATTTTGGTTTAACAGCAAGATTTACTTTATGAATGGTACAGACTTCAAAGAATACGATGGGACAACTTACCAAGATGTAGTACCATATGTACCTACAATTGCACTTAATGCACCTCCTGCTGGTGGTGGTACGCTATTTGAAGAACTAAACTTATTAACAGGCGCTAAAATACAGACGTTTATCGGTGATGGTTCTAGCACGTTGTATCAATTGGCAGAGTCAAACATAGATGCTGATATTTTAATAGTTTCTGTAGATGGCGTGTCTAAAACAGAAGGAGCAGACTTTACAGTTAATAGAACATTAGGTCAAGTTACATTTACAGTAGCACCGGTTAATTTATCATCAGTATCGATACAATGG